AAGCTGATGCAAATAAGAAACTATCTGAATCAATTACGGATAACTTAATCCGTATGAAAGAAGCGGAAGCTCGTATGAAGCACGGCTGGGTTGAAGTGCAGACCTCTGGTGATGTGATTACAGACACCGGAAAATAGCTAACAAAAAAGCCAGCACTGCTCGTACTGACTGTGAATAATAACTGATGAATATATTATATCATAGAAAGGTATGAGCAGATGACTTTTTTTCCAGAAATCGATGAAAAACAGACAATTAGAAATGTTAAGAGAAAGCTAAGAGAATATCCACGCTGGCGCAGAATTGCAGGCGATGTTGACGGTCAAAAAGTCACTGCGACGTACTCTTTTGAGCCGAGGCGGTCACATGGTTCGCCAAGCAAGCCAGTAGAGCGTCTGGCTATCAATCGAGTGGATGCAGAGTCAGAACTTGAAGCTATTGAGTATGCAATCAACAATCTACTCAATCCAACGCACAGACGTATACTGTACGAGAAGTATCTCTACGCAGGCAAGCGATATGATTTTGAAATCTACAACGACCTGTATTTGTCTGAGGCTAGTTTCTATATCGAGCTAAATGATGCACTGCTATCGTTTGCGGAACAGTACAGAAATGGATGTTTGTTGGTTCAAAATTAGAGTTTTTAAAAGTTTTTGTCAAGAAATCAAAAGTTTTTGCATAGATTATTCGTTTTCGTCGGTGTTAGAATAGTATCATCAAGAAATAAGGGTAAGGCAGTAAGCCCTGCCTGTTATGGAGAGTTACTCAAGAGGCTAAAGAGGGCAGGTTCGAGTCCTGCTGTTCCCGTTGGAAGATTTTAATTGGTAGTTAAAGTCGGAAATTTAGTCACACACCCGTGTGGCTTTTTTGGGTTGGAGGTGGTGGTCATTGATAGACATCAACAAATTGTAGACGAGCTGACAGATGATGCAATTAAGCTGATGTCTGATTGGCCGTCATCGAGAGAGAAGCAAAGGCAGTTCGTTTTGGCTTATGTAGCCAGCGGCTTTAAAAATGCTACAGAAGCAGCTAGACAAGTGGGGTATTCGGATAGAACCGCTAAAGTGACATCTAGTCAACTCCTAACAAAACCTAACTTTTTTCACGTCCAGGAAGTCATCAAAATATTAAAGGAAAACTTTGATAAACGTAGCGCGGAGTTGTCTATCGCCTCAGCTATAGAAATAAAGCAGTTTCACACGGCTGTCATGCGTGGAGAGGTCAATGACACGGATTTAATCATGACAGGCGACGGAATGCAAGAAGTTATCGAAATACCTGCACGCTTGAAAGAGCGTCAGAAATCAGCAGACAGTTTGGCTAAAATGTTGTCCGAAGGTGAAGCTACTGCTCGTACAGAAACTGCATTAGATAACTATTTCAAAGAATTGGAGGATGCACTGAATGGGGATTGATAGGTTGTATCATGATAAGCAAATCAGCATTTTAAAGCGTGCATTACGTGAAGATTGGTACATGATGATTAACCACGGTGCTGTTCGTGCTGGTAAGACGCAACTTGACAATGATTTGTTTCTGCTGGAACTTCGCAGAGCGAAAGAGAATGCAAAGCATGATGACGTGGATACTCCAATGTATATTCTCGGTGCAACAAGCGCTGGAACTTTGCAGACGAATATTCTACGGGAGTTATCTGATAAATATGGCATTGATTTCAAGTTTGACAAGCATGGTAATTTTATGCTGTTTGGTGTCTATGTCGTAACGACCTTTACTGGGTCTATCGCAGGACTTCGCTCCATTCGTGGTATGACTTCTTACGGTGCTTATATCAATGAGGCGACATTGGCCAATAAGGAGGTTTTTGACGAAATCCGGAAACGTTGTTCAGGTTATGGTGCACGTATCATTTGCGATACCAACCCAGACCATCCGAATCATTGGTTGAAGAAAGATTACATTGACAAAGCAGACGGTAAAAGTATCATTGCCAATCATTTCACGATGTTCGACAATACTTTTCTTAATCAGCGTTATATCGAGAATCAGATTGCTACTACTCCGAGCGGGATGTTTACTGAACGGGGTATCTACGGCCGTTGGGTCAGCGGCGAGGGAGCAGTCTATCGTGATTTCAAGGAAGAGATGTATGTATCAAGTAGCGACGTTCCAATGGACGAAATCACGACGTATTACGCTGGCGTTGACTGGGGATATGAGCACCATGGTGTTATTGTAGTTTGTGGGCAGACCGCAGATGGTCAGGTCTATCTCTTGGAAGAACATTCGGCACAGTACCAAGAAATTGATTACTGGGTAGAGATTGCTAAGGACATCAAATCACGTTATGGGAATATCTATTTTTATGCTGATTCTGCCCGTCCTGAACATGTTGCCCGTTTTAGGCGTGAAAAAATCAAGTGTTTCAATGGGCAAAAGGCTCGTTTGAGCGGCGTTGAACAAGTGGCTATGTTGATGAAACAGGGTCGCTTTTTTGTTGTATCAGATAAGGTCAATAAGTTCAAAGATGAGATTTATCAGTATGTTTGGAACGAGAAAACTGGTGAACCTGAGAAACAAAATGATGATGTGTTAGATAGTTTGCGATATGCAATCTACTCTCACTATATTCAGAACAACAAACCAAAAGGCAACCAGTTCGATGTGTTACGAGCTGGTTTTGGTTTATAGGAAAGGAGAAATATGAGCTATATTGAAACTTTTAGCGACAGTACAGGCAAAAGCAAGCAGCTTGAGTTCCGCTTTCACCGCGAAGCTCGTTTGCGCTATCGTGTAGAGAAGTTAGAAGACCTTGAGGCTGACCACTACTCATTGCTACGTGGCTATATTGAGCATCACGAGACAATCCAGAGACCACGCATTCAAGAGCTATACGATTATGCAGAGGGTAATAATCACGAAGTTAGCAAGGTTGGCAGACGCAGGGAAGAAGATATGGCAGATTCCAGAGCTGTTCATAATTTTGGTAAGGCCATTGCTAGCTTTAAGCAAGGCTACCTGGTCGGAAACCCTATTCGTGTTGATTACGAGGAAGATGAGACAACAAATGAAGCCTTGAAAGAACTGTCCAAACTGAATGACTTCCACCAACTCAACAGGGGGCTTGTGCTTGATTTGTCGAAGGTCGGCAGGGCTTACGACTTGGTATATCGTGCTAAGGATGACACTACACGGGCGGTCAAGTTAGACCCGCTAGGAACTTTTGTTATTTTTGACATGACTCTGGAGAATCATAGTATAGCTGGTGTGCGTTATTATCAAAAGTCGCAGTTTGATGAAAATAAAAAAATAATCGAACTCTATACGAGCGATAAAATCGTGACGTTTGAATATGATGGCGAGTTGAAAGAGATTGATAGCAAACCTCATGCGTTCGGCTTAGTGCCCATCACAGAATATTTAAATACAGGAAACGGTATGGGCGACTATGAGACGGAGCTATCTTTGATTGACCTTTACGATAGCGCTCAATCTGATACAGCTAACTATATGAAGGACTTGTCAGATGCTATCTTGGCAGTCTTTGGGCGCATCTCATTTCCCGACTATGTCGATACAGTTGAAAAACAAATTGCATTCATGGGGAAGATGCGAAAAGCTCGCATGATGAATCTTGAACCTCCGACTGATAACGAAGGAAAAGAAGGCAATATTGGTGCTAAGTATCTATACAAGCAATATGATGTCAACGGAACAGAGGCGTATAAAAAACGTGTGGTAAACGATATTCATAAATTTACTAACACACCCGACATGACAGACGAGAGTTTTGCCGGTGTACAGTCTGGCGAGGCAATGAAGTGGAAGGTGTTTGGTCTTGACCAGGAGCGCGTAGACATGCAAGCACTTTTTGAACGATCGCTCAAACGTAGATACAGATTGATTGCAACAGTGTCAACAATCCTCAAAAAAATAAAAGACTTTAACGTGGCTAAACTGAAAATAACGTTTACTCCTAACCTACCTAAATCCTTGCAAGAGAAGATAGAGGCCTTCCAAGCTCTTGGTGGAGAAGTGTCAAAAGAGACCGCTATGCAGATTACAGATATTGTGGAAGATCCAAAAGCTGAACTTAAGAAGCTATCCGAAGAAGAACAAGGTGCTAGTCGCATGTCTCGCATCATTGCGATGAATGAGCGCCTGAGTGATAGCGACTTAGTGAAGGAAGTGATTGCTGATGGCGAGTGATTACTGGCGAAAACGTATCGAAGCCGAACAGAGGGCTAAAATCGAGCGTGATGCGACTTTAGCGGACGAGATGAAACGATTATATGCTTATCATTTTGATGCCCTTGAAAAGGAAATCAGAGCCTTTACAGACAGATACGGCGAGAAGAACAATATATCGTTAACAGAGGTCAAGAAACGTGTTTCGGAAATGGATGTTAAGGCTTTTGAAGAAAAGGCGAAGAAGTATGTTGCTGAGAAGGATTTTTCAGCCAAGGCTAATTCGGAACTAGCTCTCTACAATCTCAAGATGAAAGTCAACCGTTTGGAATTGTTACAGTATCAAATGGATCTGGAATTAGTTGCCTTAACGGAGGGAGAGCATCGACTGACCAGTCGTTTTCTAAACGCTGAATATGTCAAAGAACTTAAATTCCAAGCTGGATTATTAGGTAAATCAGTACCAAGCCCTAATCGATTGAAACAATTAGCCGAGACTACGATTAATGCTAACTTTTACGGCGCGAATTGGTCAGATAATATCTGGAAGCGCCAGACTGAATTGCGTTCTGTGACGGCAGAATTAACAGAGGAATACTTACTACGTGGCAAGAATCCTACTGCGCTTGTTTCCAGGCTTCGTAGAGAGTTTGATGTGACAAGTTATGAGGCTAGACGGCTGGCTATCACAGAGGGGGCTAGGGTGGCTACAGAAGCACAAAGACAGTCGTACATCGACAATGATTACGCTGAATATGAATATATTGCCGAGCCTAGCGCTTGTGACTTGTGCAAACCGTTAGATGGTAAAATTTTCAAAGTGAAAGACATGCAATCGGGTAAAAATGCTGCACCCATGCATCCACATTGCCGTTGTTCTACTGCTGCTCATTATTCAGAAAACGATGAGTATGAACGGTTGATACAGGAGTCGTGGAACTCACGCTATCCACATATGGCCAATATTACAAATAAGCTAATTGATGGTAAAAATCACTTGCCAGACATTGATATTAGCAATCAGGTCACAAAGGACGGAAAGACCTATGTGGTGGACGGTCACAATGTTGTATCTGACCACTCAAATTATGAGCATAGGGTGGCAAGTTGGTTCTCTAGTAAGACGGGAATGCACGTTGACATCTTACCGAGGGTTAATAATCCTGAGAATGTAAATACCCCTGATTATTTGATGGCGGGTGTCCCTTTTGATTTGAAAGGTTTTTCTGGCTCTGGAAAATATGTCATTGACAATAACTCTAGAAAAGCAAAAGTACAAGCGCCTAATATCATATTTGATGCAACAAAAAGCCCTCTAAGTGATGAGGACTTGTTGAGACAGTTAGATGATGTGTACCGTTCGGGACGACGTGGCTTAGAAATCGCAGTCCTCAAAAGAGGTAGTGAGGTCGTTGCTATTGTTCAACCCATACAAAAAAACTGAGGAAACCGCGCTCCAATGGGTGCTCGACCTCCTCAGTTTTGATTAAATTATACATCAAAACAGCTAATTTTGCAAGAAAAAGGAGAAGATTATGAACAAATGTATCAAAAAGAAACGCTGGCTTGAAATCAAACTCGCAGAATGTCTGGCTCGTGAGCTTTTGCTTATGTCCGCAGTGGCAGAACAAAATGACAAGATTTCTGAACAAGCGAAGGAAATCACTGAACTACGTTCCGTTATAGAACGCAATGCGCAGGCTACTAACTCAAGATTTAATTACCTTGAGAAAAAAGTGGCTGATAAGGTTTCTAAAAATTCTTGGTTTAGTCGCAAGTAAGGAGGTGGTCACTCATCTTGACTGGTAGGAAAGACTACTTTATACCGTGTGAAAATCCATACGGTTTTTATTTGCCCAAAACATGCTTAAGGCCTTAAACTGTGCAAGATTTTACAGTCCGACAGGACTCAAAACAAGGAGGTGCCTGTATGGCAGATTTAGTCGAAAACGGTGTAGTCGAAGAAGTATCTCAAGAGGAAGTCGACACTCAAGAAGAGGTGAAAACGGAAGCTACAGCAGAAAAGACATATACACAAGCGGAAGTGACTGAAATGATTAAACAGAATGTGAGTCGTGCAGTTGCTAAAGCTCACAAAGACGCTGAGAAGAAATTCAAGGCAGAACAAGATGAAGCTGATAAGTTAGCGAAGATGAATGAGAAGGAAAAAGCCGACTATGAACACGATAAACTTCTCGCTGAGTTGCAATCGTTGAAGGATGAAAAGACTCTTAATGAGATGAAGAATATCGCTCGTGGCATGCTTTTGGACTCGAATATCACGCTTTCTGATGAGCTTTTAGGTCGATTGGTTACACTAGATGCCGAGGAGACAAAACAAGCTGTGACGGGCTTTATTTCAGCGTTTAACGTAGCAGTATCTGAGGAAATCAAGAAGACCATTCGACAAGACACTCCAGGAGTAGGTTCTGAGGTGTCAAAACAAACCAATTATGGAGCTAGGCTTGCTAAAAACAAGAACACTAGCGAAAAATTAGTATAAGGAGGCCAATATGGCAGAAAAAACACTTTTTGGGGTCGCTGAAATCTTGCACAACATGACCTATGAGGCGATTTCCGTGACGATTGACAAAGAAACTACGGGCGCAGTGACTGAAAACGGTCGAAAAATCCTAAAAGCCGGTACTCTCTTGGCTGGTGATGGTGCATCTGTATTTGATGACCGTAGCAAGAAGGCGAAAGCGAATGCAACTGCACCAGATGGAGTCCTTCTCTATGATGCAGATGTAACAGATGGTGATGCAGTAGCTTCCTTGGTTTACCGTGGCACATTGCGTGCTGATAAAGTAAACGGCGGAACTGTATCAGACGCAATCAAAGGGAAACTCCCTCATATCCAATTTGTGAAAGGAGCTTAATAGATGGCTTTAATTTATGACGTTGTAACTGCCCCTAATTTGGCAGGTTATTGGAATACCTCTAAAGCCAATGTAGAGGCAACTCTGGGAGAGCGTGCCTTTCCAGCTAAGAAACAGCTTGGCTTGAAACTTGCTTTTATTAAAGGCTCAGCTGGACTTCCGGTTGTTCTTCGTGCATCTGCATTTGATACTGAAGCAACACTCCGTGAGCGTATGAACGTAACTCTTAACGAAGAAGAAATGCCTTACTTCAAAGAAGGGATTGTTGTAAAAGAGTCAGATCGTCAGCAACTCAATCTGATTGGGCAGACTGGCAATCAGGCATTGATTGATACAATTATCGAAGGTATCTTTGATGATGAAGCTCGTTTGTTGAGTGGCGCTCATGCTCGCTTGCAGGCAATGCGCTTCCAAGTGTTGGCAACTGGTAAAATCGGTATCATTTCCAACGGCGTAGCTCGTGACATTGATTATGGTGTGGCTGATACCAATAAAGGAGTTGTATCGACTGCTTGGTCAGATTCTGCAACTGCGACACCTCTTGCGGACATCTCCAAAGCTGTAGATGCGCTAGCTGCAACTGGTGGCAAGGCCGAGGTGATGATTCTTAATTCCAAGACATTCGCAGAAATTAAGGTTGCTAAATCAACCCTTTTGGCAATCAAGCCAACTGCCCCAGACCGTGCTGGTGTGACAAACCGTGAATTGAAGGATTATCTTGAATCAGAGTACGGTCTTGCAGTTGCAGTCGAAAACGGGACGTACAAAGATGATGACGGCGTGACTAAGAAATTCTATCCAGATGGACATGTAACACTTGCTCCAAACGGCGCACTCGGCAAGACTGTGTTTGGTACAACTCCAGAAGAATCAGACTTGCTTGGGGGTAACTCAGATTCTGCAAAAGTTGCTATTGTCGATACTGGTATTGCAGTAACAACAATTAAGCATGCTGATCCAGTTAATGTTGAGACTAAGGTTTCTATGATTGCCTTGCCATCATTTGAACGCTTGGACGAAGTATACATGCTTTCAACTGTGCCAGAAGCCTAGGAGGCGGACTATGGGAAATGTAATCAAGACTTTCCGAGACAAAGAGACTAAAGAGGTCTACTACATTGGACAAATCTATAATGGGGGCAGGACAGAAGAACTGACTGCCCTTGGTTTTTTGTCCGATAAAAAATCAGACGATTTTAGCAATTTGAAATTGGATGAACTTAAGGCGAAATTGGACGAACTCGGCATTGAGTATAATCCTAAAGCTAAGAAGCTGGAATTACTGGAATTGTTGAAATAGGGGGTATCGTATGTCTAAACTGGACGAGTATGCTGTACTTGAAAGCGTAAAAATAGACTTGGATATCAATGATAACTTGCAAGATGAATTACTTTTGTTACTGATTCGCAAGGCTACAGATCACTTTAAATTGGCTTACTCAGTTGAATCGATTGAGGATATTTTCTCGTTCGTTATCGAAGATTGCACCATTAAACGTTTCAATCGCCGGGGGTCAGAAGGAACGAAGGCGGAATCGATTGAGGGGCATTCGGTCACTTACGATGACACTGCGTCAGAGTTTGAACCATACGACGACTTGATACGCTCCAAATTAAGCCTTTTAGAGACTAAAGAGCGCAAAGGGGGTATTTATATCCTATGAGGTACAATCAGCGTGTACGGCTCTGTAGAGACGAAAAAAAGCACTACGATAGCGACTTGGGACGAATGGTTTCGGAGAAAAAGATTGTTGCTGAAATCCCCTGTTTTATATCGCCTGTGCGAGTTGAATTGTTGAATGCGTTTGGAAGCAAATTGAATCAGTCTAGCTTGGTTGTGCATGTCAGAGAGTATAGGGAAAAGGTCGACTCGCTCGAATTAGAAGGTCGGCCTTTTACTATTGTCAAAACACCGATTCACAGGAACGGTAGGACGATTTTTTATGTAAGTGAGGCGCTAAATGGCTAAGTTGGAGATCCGAGGCGATGAACCATTGATTAGAGCTTTACAGACCGCCGCAAACAATAAAGCACACAAGGCTATTGTTAAGAATTTTGGCGGAAAACTGCAGAAAACAGCTAAGAGAAAAGCAATATTTACTAAAGGATATTCTACTGGAGCAACCAAGGGAGACATTAACCTTGAAATTACTGACGGCGGTTTTACTGCCAAGGTAGAAGCTGGAACCGAGTACTCGGGCTACCTCGAAAAAGGTACTCGGAAAATGGAAGCACAGCCATTCATGAAGCCAGCTCTTGATGAAATTGAACCACAATTCATAGCGGAATTAAGGAGGGCCAGCATTGTTAAGTAAACAACCTGATCAACAGCTTCATGATGAATTGATTAAGCGGTCAAACGAACTGGGGCTTACTGCCTATCCATTTTTGCCACCAGACGGCACGCCCTATCCTTTCATGGTGGTTGCTTATACTCAGATTGTTCCTCAACCGACTAAATCCTACTTAGTGGGTACGGTATCAGCTCAAGTTGATGTCTGGGGCAAGGCAGATGATAGGAAGCTGGTTTCTGACTGGATTGGCGAGCTCATGAGGGAGTTTTCCACAATTAGGCAGATTGACAGCACAAGGTGGTCAATGGATTTAACCAGCCCAACCGAAATCATCAAAGATAACTCTACTCAAGAACTGCTCTACCATGGCATTCTTGACTTAAAATTCAAATTTCATTAGGAGGAAATAGCAAAATGGCAAATTATGGTAAAGATAAAATTTTGATGTTCCGCAAATTAGGGGACAAAAAGGCGGCTGCAAAGCTGGCTCTACAGACAGAACATTCTTGGAATTACGAGCGTTCCAATGATGTTAAGAAGACCAAAGACGGTGCGGTTACATCTGACGGCGGTCTTGAAGTAACCTTGTCAATTGAAGCAGTAGCTAACCGTGACGAGTTGAACAAAATGCTCAAGCAATCCGTTGAACAAGGTTTCAAGCTGGAAGTTTGGGAAATTGACCTTGCAGGTACAAAACAAGGTGCTAAATACCCGGCATTGTATGCCCAAGGATCGCTTTCAAGCTGGGAAGTACCGTCTAACGTGGAAGATTTGGAAACAATCTCTACTGAGATGACAATTGATGGTAAGCCAGTTGAGGGCTATGCTACTTTGACAGCCGAACAAGAAGCAGCTATCCGATATGCATTTGCGGATACTACTGCAATCACAGGCTAATAGGGGATAGGTTCCCCTATTTTTATTACAAAAAAGGAGTAACAAATAGATGAAACAGATTGAAATTAACGGCAAAAAATATGACTTGTATTTTGGAATTGACTTTATTCGTGAAATGGACAAACGCTATGAAGTTTCTGGAAATGGAGTCAAGTTCGGAATGGGTATTCAGTCATCTGTTATCTACTTACAGGACTTCAACCCAGTTGTCATCGTAGATATTATCTTATCAGCAACTCATACACTGAAATCAATCCCAAGCGTTGCAGACATTGAAACATGGATTGAGGAGCAGGGGGACAATCTTGAGAAGGTTTTTGATGATTTTTTATCTGCCTTAAAGAATGCACCAATGACCAAGCTAAAAGTCACAAAAATGTTGGAAGCAATAGAGAAACAAGCCAAGTAAAAACAACGGTAGCCAGTGACTCTCAGGAAATCTATGAGGATATGTTGGCTACTATTTTTGGTTTGTTCGGTATCTCAGATTATGCTCAGGCTGGAAGAATGACACTTGTTGAGTACAGGTTGAGGAAACGTGGACACATAATGAAGCGGTTAGAAAGGGAGCGAGAAATCTACCTGCAAGCCTACTTGAACCGCATTGTCAAAGCAACCGATAAAAAAGGTAAGGAATATGTCTATAAGGAGTTCGAGGATTTCTATGACGAAATGAAGCGTAAGAATGCAGTTCTTGGGGATAACTTTGCTCCCCCGGTCAATAGCAATCTAATTGCCCTTGCCAAACGTATGCAAAACTACAACGAGAAAGGAGGATACTGATGTCAAGTTACACGATAGAAGTCATACTGAAAGCTAGTACGTCGCAATTTACAGCTGGCATGCGTCAAGCCATGGAGTCGGTGGAGAACTTCAAGAGTGCAACAACTTCACTCAACTCTATCGGAGATGCCTTTATGGGTGTAGGTAGTGCCTTAACTGCTGGAATTACTGCACCAGTAGCGGCAGGGGTTACTGCAATCATCAAGTCCTATGCGGACCTTGAACAAGCTGTCGGTGGTGTTGAAACTTTGTTCAAAGAGTCAGCAGCCTCAGTGATTGCTAACTCTGAAACTGCCTACACAAGGGCGGGTGTTTCTGGTGTGAAATACATGGAGCAGGTAACATCATTCTCGGCGACTCTTTTGCAAGGATTGGGTGGCGATACTGCAAAGGCTGCTGCTTATGGTGATAAGGCTATTGTCCAAATGGCAGATAACGCAAACAAGATGGGTACTGCCATAGGCGATATTCAAAACGCTTATCAAGGATTTGCCAAAGACAACTATACCATGCTGGACAACTTGAAACTTGGTTACGGTGGTACACAGTCAGAAATGGCACGTTTGGTCAATGAGTCTGGGGTATTAAATGGGGCATTTGAAGCAACAGCTGAGAATGTCAAAGATATTCCATTCCATACCTTGATTGAGGCCATAGGGATCACACAGGACAGGCTGGGAATTACTGGAACAACTGCCAAGGAAGCAAGTGAAACCGTGTCAGGGTCATTCCAGGCGATGGTTGCTGCCGGGCAGAACCTTGTAGCAGGTTTTGGTGCTGCTGACGCAGATGTCAAGACTTTGATGGAGAACTTGAAATCGACTGTTGAGATATTTGTCCAGAATATTAAGCGAGTATTGAAGAACATTTGGGATAATCTCCCGATGGCTGAGTGGCAGAAGTGGGTTCTGGCTATTGCAGTAGGATCTGGACCGGTATTGCTGGCAATTGGTGGAATTATCAAAGCTGTCAGCGGTATTGGCAGTGTCTTCAAGACAGTTGGAGCAGTCATGTCCAATCCTTTTGGTTTGGCAGTTGTTGCTATTGCGGCACTTGTGGCAGGCTTTATCTATGCTTACAATCATTCTGAGAGATTCAGAAACATGGTCAATTCAGCTGTTGAGTCTGTCAAGAACAAATTTAATGAACTGAAGACCATGGCGCAACCAGCTATTGATAGTATTGTGAACAGTCTGAAAAAATTAAATGTTGGAGCATTCGGACCGCTCATTGGCGGTGTCGGTGTTGCTATCTTGGCTTTGAAGAAGTTGAAAGGTTTTGAGTTCTCAAAACTATTCAAGTTCCCAGCTCTTCCAAATCCATTCGCTAAACTGACTGGACTTGCTAAGTCGACAGGTTCAGCGGTCAAAGGAGTCTTTTCTGGTCTTGGGAAGTCTATTTCAGCAGTTTTCAAGGGGATTGGCTCAGGGATTGCAACAGCTTTCCGTGGTATTGCTTCCTCAATCTCCATGTTAAATCCTGTTGGTGTGGCTTCATTTGCTTTAGGTATTGCAGCGGTCACCGCCGCCTTGATAGCCTTGAGTGCTGTTCAGGGTATGGTACTTCCATTTTTACAAGGCTTGTCTGATATTTTAGTTAATCTTGTTGGAGGCGTTCTCCAAGCCTTTGCAACTACGCTCATCACACTTCAACCAGTTATGCTCACTATTGCAACAGCCTTGTCAATGCTGTCACCTCTAATTGTGGCAGTAGGTCAGGCATTTGCTGCAGCTGCTCCATTCGTGACGGCACTTGGTGAGGTTGTGACTAACATTGTTTCGATAATTGCTGCAGCGTTACCGTCAATAATCACAGCAGTTTCTGGCTTAGTGACAGCTATTGCTGGAGGAGTTACCCAAATAATCACAGCAATCACTCCAATTGTTCAAATTATTTCTGATACATTTGTCCAAGTTGTCACAGTGATTACTAATGCTATTGTTTCGATTGTTGAAGCCTTAGCACCATTTATTCCGAATATTACTTCAATGTTTGAAACGATTGTCACGGTCGTCAGCCAAGCTATTGTCCAAATCGTGCAAGCTCTAGCTCCATTCATTCCAGAATTGACTGCGATGGTTCAAGCTGTTGCTCCAGTTCTTGAAGGGATTGTGAGTGCCTTTGATAATCTGATTAGTCAAATCAGCCCAATTATCGATTCAATCACCAATCTTTTTAAGACACTCGGCGAGCAAATCAGTAATATCCTTGATAGTGCTAAGGGTGTTATCGAGGGATTTGGTTCGTCTGTTCGTAATATCCTTGACGGAATTGCGGGTATTTTCGAAAGTATGGGAAATGCGGCCAAAAACTCAGGTCAAGGTGTTAAGTTGATGGCTCAAGGTATCAAAATGCTAGTTGATCTAAAACTAGGGGACTTAGTCGGAACCTTGGCGGCGGTTGCTACTGGTTTGACAGCTATTGCAAATTCGGGAATTGCATCAGCAGGACCAGGATTGCAACAAGCAGGAACTGGACTTAGACTAATTGCAACATCAGCACAAGTGGCAAGTGTGGCAATGCAAGCCTTACCTGCTGCCTTTAGTTCCCTGAGCTCAAGCGTTGGAACTTTACCAAGTGCAATGACCACAGCTGCCTCTGCTATGATGTCTTTTGCAAGTGCAGTCGTGACCTCTTTTGCAGGCTTGGCAGAGTCAACTGCTAGTATCTCTGCTTTGCAAGGTCGATTAACGGCACTGTCAGCCTCAATGATGATGGCACAAGCTGGAGCTGCTGCAATGTCAGCAGGGTTTTCAGCAGTATCTGCTGTTATCGGTGTCCTTGGTGACATACTTGGAACAGTACCAGCTGGATTTACAGCTATTACCACATCAGCAATGATGGCACGGACATCAATCATGCAACTAGCTACATCAGCTCCTATGGTTGCCTCAGGCTTCGCCAGCATTTCAAGTGCTGCAACATCAGCAATGACTCAGCTTAATTCTGCTGTACGTTCTGCCATGACACAAGCCGTGTCTACCATGCGTTCAAGCATGACACAGATGGTATCTGTTGTAAGGCAGTCAGCTAGTCAGATGACGCAAGCTGGCCAACAGGCAGGGCGTGGAGTATCTAACGGCGTGACAAACGGTATCCGTTCAGGTATAGGCTCAGCTACGGCTGCAATGTCTGCCATGGTAAACGCAATCCGTTCAACAGCAATGGCTGGAGCTGGAGCCATGCAAGGTGTAGGGGCTATGATTGGCCAAGGATTGGCTCAAGGTATGTATTCAGCACTTGGAGCAGTTACAGAGGCAGCTAATGCCTTAGTAGCGCAAGCCGAGAGGGCGGCACGAGCAAAGGCACAAATTCACTCGCCAGCGAGGCTATTCCGTGATCGGGTAGGTGTCTTCATTGGTCAAGGTGTGGCAGTTGGTATTGATAAGAGTCAGAAATTTGTTGACAGAGCGATGGCATCAATGTTTGATGGTATCGATGACTTCAATACTCAGGTTGGCGATTTAATGGCTGGTAATCTTGCTTATAGCTTTGACGTTGGGCGGCATTCTAGGTCTGTGGAGGTTACCTACCGCAGACAAGATGACGAACAGATGGGAGTTATTAGAGAAGCGCTAGCCACTATCAAGGATCTTGTTAGTCGTGATACGGTTCTTGAAATCGATAGCCGTGAGTTTGCCCGTGCGACAGGCCAATCACTTTCTGAGTATCAAAACGAGCAGCGACAACTACAAGATATGTTAAGGGGGATAAAATAATTGTCTAGGTTTTCATACAAGGGCGTTGATTTATCGCCCTTTTTAACTATTTTAAGGATTGAGCGGACTGTCGGTAATGAAAGGCAGATACAGACCAACAATGCTCCCAAAATCGGCGTCAATCTCCAAGATGTCATGTTCGGAGCTAAGATCATTAAGGTTAAGGTCAGTCTGGCAACAAGGGCAATAACTCCAGAATTTGTTGATACGGTAGCTTACCCTACTATCGCTACTGAAAACATCAACAAGTTGCGGGAGCAAGTGTCAGGACTGTTGCATACGGACAGCGAGCAGAGATTAGAGCTTCCAGATGAACCTGATAGGTACTATATGGCTATCCCGAAAGGTGATATAAACCTAGAGGGAATTGCGGACTGGTACGATGAAACGACCATTGAGTTTTTTGTACTTGACGGTGTTGCGCACAGCACTACTTACCGCAAGTTTGACAATGGTACGGTACAGTCTGACAAGATTGTCTTCAGTCTTATCAACGATGGCAATGTGCCAGCCTTTCCTATAGTCACCGTCAAGCATA